GCTTCCGCCTTCAGTTTCCATGTCGTTATAAAAGTCATCTAAGTCTTCGTAGTTGTGTAATACTACAGCATATTTGTGTAAGTTCATATTATGATTCCAATGGTAAAATAACTAAGTTAGTTGTAATTGTAGTAGTTGCACCAGATTTGTTTGTAATTGCAAGGTATACAGTATCAGTTACAGGACTTTCGTCGTTCCACCCAATGCTTGCTGGAGTAAACTTAACAGTAGTTGCACCTGTTGTAATAATTTCTGCGTGTACACCTGCGTCAGAATCTGGGTCGACCCCTTCTGAACGTCCGTTATCATTTGTTCTAGCACTTGCACTACTATATACTCTAACCCATGCTGCAGCATCTACTTCAATTGATAAGATACCATATGCTTTTGCAGCACTTGCAATATCAACATTATCTGTTGCAGCATCAGCAATACTAGCAGTTGTGCCAGTAACAGTTGCACGTGGACTTGCACCACCACCGCCGCCTGATCCAGTAACTTCGTTACCTCCTGCGGTTGTTCCATCACCAACGTATACTTTTTTAGTATCTGTTGTGTAGACTAGTTCGCCTTCTGCAGGTGTAATTCCTGATCTATCTGCATCTAGTCCTCTTCTTAATAATAAAGCCATTTTCTTCTCCAAAGAGTTATTTTAAATATTTATATTGACCCAAGGTCAACTGTTATTGCACTCGGTGCAGCGTATGAACCCATATCAATATCGGATCCTAGAGATAATAGATATCCTGTTGCACTAGTATGATAGTTTGTATCTACATAACCGAAGTCAAAACTTTCAACAGAATTACCACCAGTACCATTTAAATTTACCCATTCACGAGTAGCAAGTGTCCCATCTTCATCGGGAAGTATAACGTTCCTGTCTGCTGTTGCTTGATTTGCTTGTAGTTTTATTTCGAAGTCGTCAGGAACAGTGCCTTCAAAAATTAATTTAGTCTGCTGCTTAATCCAAATATTGCCTGTAGGATAAAATGCAATGTCACTACCACTATGAATGTCTAGATCGTCACCAACTGCACTATTAATTTTACTAGTAAATAATTCTCTCCACGTTTTAGTATTGCTACCTAAATCATATGAAGTGTTTACATCTGGTATAATATTACTTGTAACATCTGCGTTAAACGTAACACTATCCGTATCTGCATCACCTGCAATTGTACCACCGCCGATATTAATATTTCCAGATAATGTAATATCGCCAGTAATATCTAAGTTCTGTTTGTATTTTGTACTTGACATTGCCTCAACTCCGTATTACATGTATTTATATAAAAATAGGGCCCGAAGGCCCTATCTTAAATTTATATTTTTTAGCTATTACTGGAAAGTAAGTGCAGATGTTGTAACTGCAATCTTGCTTAGGTAATCAGCTGCGTTACCAAGCGATGATGCTTGGTTGCTTAGTTCCACATAACCGTAACGAGTCATGAAGCTTACTACTGGCTCGAATGTTTGTGGGTCTAGTACTGTACCGCTTGACATTAGTGGGATGTATGGGCAATAGAACGCTGCTGCGTCTGTTTCTGTTGAACCCTTATAACCTACTAGTACGTCATCGTTTGCTGCGTACTGGTTTACGTATACACGCATTGTACCATTTAGTGTACCAACGAATTTTGTGTTTGTTGGTGCTTCAAATGGGCCTTCAGTTGTACGTGCAAATGCGCTTGTTGTCGCACTTTGTAGAACTGTTAGTACGCTTGGGCTTACAACTGCCCAGTTACCTGCGCCACGACGTGTACGTGCTGCGATTGTGTTTGCATTCTTGTTGATTAGAACTGCTAGTGCTGCATGTTCGTCACCAACGAATGTTGCTGTACCGCTTACACCGCCTTGGTTGTATGTGTCTGCTGCTGCGCCTGCTAGGCTTGTTAGACTTGCGATGATCTCTTGGTCGATTTCTGCAGTAATCTCTTGTGCAAGTGCTTGCATGATTTCTGCTTCAACGTCTAGACCGTGCATTGAGTTAGCGTCTTGCGCTGCTTCAAATGTCCAACGTGCTGATAGCTTACGTGTTTTAGCTTCAACAGTTTGCTTTAGTACTTGGATACTCATTTTCTTACCCGCTGTACCTTCCATTGTAGATGTAGCATCTGCACGGTTAGTTGTAGCGTTACCTGAGTAACCTGTTGCGATTTGGAATGGGCTTAGTGCCTCATCGCCTGCTGTTGCGCTGTCAAATGTTTCAGCGTAACGTACACGTAGTGTGTGGATTTGTCCAACTGGGCCTGTCATTGGCTGTACACCAACAATCTCGTTTGCAATAACAGTTGGCATTACACGACGAATCACTGGAAGAATAACTTTGTTTAGTGTTGCAATGTTACCTGATTGAGTTGCACCTGTACTTGCCGCTTCTGACAAGTATGTTTTTGTGTTCTCAAGAACAGATTCCATTACTTTTTTCTTTGTCCCAGATAGACCGTCTGTTAGAGCTTCTTTAGTAACGCTCCAATTTTCCATTAGGTTGTCTGCCATTTTCGGTCTCCTTAACTTATACCGGCTAATTTACGAAGGTTAACAATGTTAGTATCAACTGCAGCTTCTGCTACATTTGCTTTTCCACCAGTGACTTCTTTCGAACTTTCACTTAGTACCTTCTTTGTTTGTGGTTTCGCATCTTCCTTCAATACTGATGGTAGATACTTATTGAATGCATTCTGTAAGTCTGCTGTTTTAGTAGACTCAAGTAGTACACTCATTATCTCTTTTTGTTGCTTTGAAAGTGGATTCATCATTTCTGACATGATTGCTCTACGCTCAGCTGTGTCTGCTGCAACACGTGCTTTACGTGTTGATTCAGTTAGCTGAACTTCTTTCTCTGCTACGGCTTTGTTTGCTTCATCAAGCTGTGACTTTAGATTGTCCATTGCTTTGTTTAGTTTTGCAACTTCAGTACCTTCATTTAGGTAGCTGCTCATAAACTCTGCTGCAAATGTTTCAAAAATCTTACGTCCAAATGTGTTTTCTTTAGCAACTTGGATGTCTTCTTTAAGTGTTGTTAGTTCATTCTTGATAGTATTTTCAAGAATACTTTCAACTTTAGTTGCAGCATTTTCAATGAACTTACGTTTAGTCTGCTCAATAACTTCTTTGCCTTCTTTGATCATTTTGACTTTTGCTTCAACTAGTGAGCGTTTGTCTTCATGAAACTCGTTGAGCTCTTTAGTAAGTTGTTCAAGTACAAAGCCCTCTAATTGGACCATGTTCTTGTCTTGTGCCTCACGGTCTTCGCGAAGTTCATTAATTTCTTTGCGAAGTGTTTCCATCACAAACTCGTCCAGAACAACAGCGTGTTCTTTCATGTGCTTGCGATACGCAACACGATCTTCTGCTACTTTAGCTTTGTCTGCTTGGAACTCTTCGAGTTCTTTTGCAATAACTTCGCCAATCATTGTGTCCATTGCTTCTACGATTTGCGCTTTGTCATTTTCATAACGCTCTGCAAATTCTTCACGTAGTTCTGCTGCAACTTCTTCACGTAGTTCAGTTTGCTTGGTTTCCCATGCTTCACTGATCGAAGATCTAACCTCTTCGGAGAGCGCACCTGAGCTTAATAGTTCATCTATTGAGTGAGCCATATTAATCTCTCCTATACTTTAGGTTGTTTATAAATTGTGTTACCTCTTCTTGTAGGTAACGCTGTGCTCTGTCGTCGTGCTTAACTGCAGAAGCAACATCCATTAATACATTACCCCTTCTATGATTCATAACTCTTTCATAGATTGGATCAGGGTAAGCATCCGGAGCACTCGGATTGGCAACAATGTCTACAGTAATGATCTCAAAATCTTTCACATGACCGCTTTCATTTACGTTGCCGCTGCCTCTACTAGACACGCCTAATTTAACTCCACTTTCCAATAAGGTTTTACAAATGTTTCCCATTGGGGTTGGTAGAATTTTAAGTTTGCCGATACCGTTATTACCATCAATATCCATTTCTGTAATCATGTGTGATACACGATCTAGATTGATTTGAAGGTCATCTGGGTGATCAGCTTCGCCTAATACACTATATCCTTTTTTGATTTTTTCATTAATTGCTCTAACAGCATTATGAATTTCATCTTTAGGATAAATTCTGTTGTTTTGGTTACGTACATCGCCTTCGATAAAGATACCTTTCATATACAAGCTCTTACCGCCGTTAGCTTCATCGATAGCTTCGGTAACAATATTTGCTTGATTGAATGTTAGGTGCTCTTGTAATGACTTATACATAACTTACTTCATTTCTCTTTTTGGTGCTGGCGCTGGCTTCGGATCACCTGCTTCTTGTGGACCTGTTACGCCCATATCTTTAGCTGCTGGTGCACTGCCGCCTTTTTCTTCTGAACCTGCAATATCTACTGCTTCGCCGCCCATATCTTCACCTGGTCCAACTGGTGATTTACCATTGTCTGAACCGTCTGTGTGTGATACATTAACTGCGTTTAGTTCTGCGCCTTCTTCTAGACCTTCGACTTCTTCTGCATCATCTGATTCAAAAGCAACTTCTTCCATTTCTGGCTCTTCTTCTGCTTCTTCGTCGTCTGCTGCTTCGTCGCCCATTAGGTCCGCAAATGCTGCACGTAGTTCTGCAATTGCATCTTCAACATTTGCCATTGCTTCTTCTGCTTCTTCTTCTGGTGCTTCATCGCCTTCGTCGTCCATGTCCATTGCCATGTCCATTTCTGCGTCATCTGCATCCATATCTTCGTCGTCGTAAATTTCTTCACTTTCGATTTCGTCTTCTGCAGTTTCGATATCATTTAAAAAATCTTCTTCTGCATCGTAATTATCGATAGCTTCTTCTACTTCGTCGACTTCGATTGTTTCGTCTAAATCTTCGTCTTGAATATCTTCTTCAACACTTTCGTCGCTTTCGCTTAGTGCTGCCCAATGATTTTTTGCTTTCTCAACAAAAACATCGTGAAGAAGATCAGCTGCCTTCTCACGTTCTTCATTTACAAGATACTCAAGGACTTTAACTAGTGAATCCTTGTGATTGCTCATTTTTATATCTCCTTAAAATATTTTCAGGCTTACCATGACTGGTTTACAATTATTATTTAGTAACCAAGACGTTTTACCTGGTAAAAAGGGTGTAAAAACGGTACTTTTTGACAAAACGTCATTGATAAGTAGTTTTTACACTTATTCTCCTGAAGAAGTTTGGTAAATTTTTTGTACTCTAGACATTCTAGATGCATGTTCTGCGTTATGAATTTCACGTTGTTTACGTAATCTGTTAATATGTTTTAGTGTTAATCTACTACGTCTTACATCGTCTATCTTACGATTATTAAAATCGTCATCTTCTGGATTATAATTTTCTTTTAAAAATTCATCACTGCGCATTTGTTGTTCCTCCAGGTTCTGTATCGGGAGTAGATGCATTTTCTGAACCGCTAATAGGTGATCCTTCATCGCTGTCTACATCGTCTGCCATAGAATCAGTATCTGGTGCAATCGATGTATCTAAATCAAACCCACGTACACCAACATTTCCAAGTCCTGGCATACTATCACTATCGACTGTAGTTCCGGATTGATTCTCTTCTTCCCACATACGTTCATTTTCTAAAATTTCGTCTTCAGTTAATCCTAGATATTTTTTCAACATAAATCGTCTGCTCATATAAGGAACACCTTCAAGACCACTAAAGACATTGGCACGAGCAGCATGAACTTCAATTTCTTTATACTCGCTGAAACTTTGCGGTTCAACAAATTTAATTTCAAATACGCTTGTGTCTAAATTAATACCTCTGTTTTTCATAAACAGTTTGAATTCTTTATCAAATACCGGAGAAACAATAGTTTGTAATCTCTTGCAATATTGATTAAATCTATATTCTTGAATAAATGCAGTGCCTACTCTACCATCGACATATGTCGATGTACCGTCATCTGGACCGGTAGGCAAATAACTGCTAGGAACACGCAATGCTCTTAGCATTTTATTTGTAAAGTAACGCAAGTCGTCAATTTGACCTAAGTTTTCACCTCCCGGTAGTACTTCAACTTTTGAACCTCTACCTTCTGCAGTTTGTGCAAAAAAGTAGTCTTCCATAATACTCAACGGATTATATGCAGCATCCATAATAGTTGTGCCGCCACCAGTTTTACTTGGGATGCGCTTTTGGTGAATTTCATTTTTTACACGTTCAACAAAACCCATTGCTTTGTTTGCTGGCATGTTACCCACATCAACGTAGAACACTCTGCGCTCTGGTGCACGTTGGACACGATAGATGATAATACTATCTTCAAGAAGTTCTTTTTGTTTATAGGTTTTAAAGATCGGATCGAGAATACTTGAACCAAATGGATAATCACTATCCATTCCTTCTGTTAGTGCGGTGTGTACAATATGCGATGCATCAACATTGTATTCTTGTATGTTTCCCATAGAATTACTGTAATCTGATGCACCTGCGCCGTAAGCACCTCGGTCCATTGCTTGTCCACGCATCATACTGTTAACTGTTCCGTATGTCTGACTATGCTGTACAGGCTTACTTACAGTTTTGTTTTGCATGTTTAAATCTATATTTTTAACAACATACTGCTCAGGCGATTTACCTTCCGCTTCGTTAACAATTACTTTAGTAACATCTACAGGATTTACATAATATAATTCCCATGTTTCCGGATCTCTGATAAAAAATTGATCTCCGTACTTGATAATATTTCTAAATGTACGGAATATTCGTTTATCCCAATCTTGAAGATTACACCATTGGCGTAATGTTTGTTCTAATATTTTTGTTTCGCTTTCAGTTACTTCATCGATATAATTAACTTCAAAAGGCAGTTTAGTAGATTCGTCTATTTGTTTACTAAATTCACTAATAATATCTAGTGCAGCATTAACTTCGCTGTCCATATCCATCTGATCGTACTGCGCATAACGCTCAACACGATTTGGTTGACCACTATAAACTTCAGGTAGCCAGCTTTGAAAACGACTCGCTGTACCTTGCTTTGCATCTGCATTTTGTCCTTGGTATACAGTAAAATGCTTTTTCCACGACATGTGTTTATTCTCTTTTCTGTTTAATAAGTGTATTTATCAATATTATTGAGTGCCAGGTGCCGGGCCCGGAAGTGTTGGAAGTAATCCGTTTAATGTAGTGATTGCAAGCAATAATGCTTCTTGTACACTAGCACCGTTATCAATGGCTTCTTTTATTTCCCTAGAGGTACTTGCATATCCTTCTAGTAAACTGTTAAGCATACCATGTATTCCGGTAGGTTCGCCGCCTTCTGGATCATTTGGATCTACGCCAAACATATTGTTTAAAATCGATTGTATTTCAGGAGCAAGTTCGTCTCCTTCGAGACCTATTGCTAGCAATCTTAATTGATCTGCGCCCGGCAAGCCCATTGCACCAAGTATGCTTGCCATAAAGGCTAAGTTTTCGCCTTGTGCGGCAGATTGGTTGTCTCTCATTAGCCCCATTAGTCCTTGTGCGCCACTAAGCATTGTAGTGACTTCTGTCATAAAACTAATAGCATCTCTAAATCCATCTGATGAAGGGAAATCAGCTAAACTTCTAACAAATGCCGGAAAGTCTGAACTGTTAATATCCATATCAAATGCGTCTAGTATTTCTTCCATTAACGTATTTCTAAGTTCTGCACCAAATCGTTCCATTTCTGCTGCAGTGCCAGAAAGTGCAAGGGTTCCTGCATCCATTGCTTCTTGCATACGCTGTGCTGCTTCATCTATTAATGTAACACTACCTGCTAAACTATCTGCACCAGTACTAACTGATTCCATTCTTGCTTGTAGAACTGCGGCAGCACCTTGAGATCCTGCTAAACTTTGTCTTATTAATGTATCATCTGGCGCAATATTTCTAAATTGATTTGCTAATTGATCTGCAGCGCC